ACCAATTATTCTCGCTATCGGTTTTATTATTATTTTATGTATTTTGGTTGTTTTTTATAATACTTATTATTTAAAACATATTACAGAGGAACATTTTACAAACTATAATACAACACTTCGACAATACGAAAGTGGAAAGGATTTTCATACAAATAAAGAAATGAAACACTTTTTCAATTACAATACATATGACGATGTGAAAAGACTTTGGCCACTAAATACATACGGTTGTATAAAAACCAATGCGAATCGCGATATTGAAAGTGAAATTAATGAATTGTTCTATATTTCAGTATCAGATTTCTATTCAATATCTGTTAACGATATATTTCAAAAAATTATTGAGGATTTGGAAAAAACAAAACTTAAAATCAATACCGAGAAAATAGAAAATCCAGTATATGTTATTATATACCAAGCACCATATTTACGATTTAACAGCGATGAGATAGTTGCAAGAAATGACTCGATAAACAACTTTAAACCGTCCTTTAATCAAAATATCAATGATGTAAAAATAGGAGAAAAACAATTATACACAAAAATAATAATGCTTTATCCAAATTATAAATCGCATCCTGAAAACACAAGTCATATCACAAAATACAACGACGATACTGGATTCAAACATTTTAAGTCATATTTTGACTCCATTATTTCAAGAGACAAATTATGTTTTTTGGAATGCAATGGAGTAAATGATTATAATTGTGGTTGTATAAATAGAAAAGATCATGACCAGTCTCAACACTTTTATGAAAGCAAATGTACAGATATGCAAAACAATCAATTTAATTTTGGAATGATATACCAACTTAATCATATGAATAAATTATTCAAGGACAAAATCGAGTTAATAACTTAAAAAATTTAAATTTAATCGTCTTCGTTGATAAATTCAAACTTTGATCGTTTAACTTCTTCAGGTTCTTTTGGTAGAAGTTTATATTCTTCTACAAGATTCCAAAAGTTGTCAATTTTGGGAACAGTTTCTTCCCAGAGTTTTTCATCAAACAAAACGCGTTGAATATTGATTTTCTTCAAGATCCAAGGTGTATATTTCAGAAATATATCCTGAGATCCGTTTTCTGCTACTCTTTTTTCAATATCTTTGATAGCATCAGATGCTGTCAAATTTTTTTCAGAATAAATATATTTAAAATCTTTCGATATATGATTTTGGTATTCTGCAATAACACCATGTTCAACTATTTTATTATTATGATTTGTTTCCATATCATCTTGATATTCTTTCATACTATCGTAAATGTTAAATTTACATTCAACATAATCACATTCTTTCAAACTACAAACAGCAAGTTGTCCTTGTATTTGCATATAGTATTTTTCAGGAATACAATTGTCCTTTATTTCTCTGCTATAGGGACATTTGATTTCTATCATAATACCCATTTCATTTATACCATCTGGGGATGCCCCAAAATGAATGTTTTTCTGATCTTCAATTAGACCAAATTCAACTATATTTATATCATTATTCATCTGTGAATAACATCTTGATGCCATTTCTTCAAACATTGTTCCCCATTTCAGTGCCGGAATTGTTGCATAATTTGTGGAATTTTTTGTTATTCCTGCTTTTTGTTTCGCAAGTTTAATGTTATTTTTTTTTATCGCATCTCCTAAATCAGATGCAGTTAACCTATTCTTTCTTGCTTCCAACCATTCTATTGTTCTTTGTTTAATAATTGGGATCTGTTTCAAAATATGTAAACTTTGCATAAATCCGATAATTTCTTTTTTTCTTTGATCTGCATCTGCTTTTGAAATACTAAGATGTTTGTATTTGATTTGTCGTTTTTTGACAATTGATTCGTGGATAACCTTATCAATATCTACACGCAACAATGTATCATTATGATTAAAATGTACCATTATAATATTATTATAAAATATTTTTAAGTTCTTTTTTTCAGTGAGTTGTTTTGTTTTGAACTTCGATATTTGCATAATCTAGTTGATTTTTGAACGCTTTCGATGATTTTAATTTTCTATCTTGCTCTGCAGAAATTTTATTTAAAGTAACTTTACTTTGATAGTCTACTGTATCAATTTTGTTTGTATTCGTCATTTTTCCATTTTTGATCTTCAAATTTAAAATGTCATTCATCTCAGAGGTTTTTTTTGCAAGCAATTCATCAATCTCTCTATTCAACTCCTCCATTGCTTGATATACGAATGTTTCTGATTATATCACTTTTTCTTTTTTTTCATCTGATATTGTAATTATTGAAAGTTCTTTATTCGCAACATCGATATATTGATAAGAATCTTTATTAAATGCTCTTGAAATACCATTGTCTGTCAACCATATTTTATTGTGCAACAAACCTATATTGTTTATTGATGTATGACCTACAAACATATATTGGCATTCTAAGCGATTGAATACATATGAAATATCTTCCTCTGTGCCAAAATCCCTTGTCCATAAAATTCCTTTTTCGGGATGAATAATAATATTTTCAAATATTTCTTTATCAGATTCTTCCACTTCATTATGTAACATATATCTCTTCCAAACATCATTCAAATATGAAATATGTTTATTGTATTTCTCCAAAATTTCAAGATGATTTTTTGTTATTCCTGCGTGACAGAAATATAAATTTCCTATTTTCAAAACAAGCGGTCTATGAGACAGTAGTGTCGATAATGTCCCTTTCGGTTTAAACAAATTAATCCTGTTATCAATCATGCTTTTTTGAGACACGTATGAAAAATTTCCCATTATATTCATCAATTCGTGATTTCCTATAAGAGATATAAACATTCCTCCTTTTGCCCTTGCAATAAGATCTAAACTATTGGTAAAATGTAATAAATTAATATCATTCAATTTTTCCCAATTACCAGCATCAGGATTTCTATTTAAACTATCTACTTGATCACCAACCTGAACCACAATAGTGTTTGGGGCAATCCACTCTAAACAATTATTGATAATTCTAGCATTTATAAGAATATCATTCAATCTTGTGATATCACCATGAAGATCCCCTATAACTACCAATCTATCAGGGAGAGGATACTCATATAGTGAAGATTTTTCAATCATATTGTATTAACTTTGTTGATATTTTCTTAAATAGAAAGAAAATCATAATTATCTCCAATTTTTTCCTTAATTTTTTTATTGAAATTGTGTTTACTGTAATAAAATACAATTCCTTTTAACATATCTTTTTTGAAAACTTCAACATACTTTTGAAGAACGTCATAAGGTATATTCAACATTTTTTCATATATATCACTTCTTTCAATAATAGGAGTCTTGTTCATAAAATATTTCCCATAAACTTTATTGAAAGTTGTAAGATTATTGAACTTTTGCATTTCTCTTTCCAATTTGAAGCGCTTTCTTGTATTGTCTATGTTGGTTTTCGAAATTTGTATCTTTGATATAATTTCTAATAAGTAATGTAAAAGATTTTCAAGTTTATCATCTTGAACACTTGTTTCCAAATAATATAATGATGATTTTGAATTTTTCATATCAATATCAAGATTCAACGACATACTATAAATTAATCCATATTCGTCACGAAGTTTTTTGAAAAAAATACCTTTTTCAAAGTTGAAAAGAATATCTTGTATATACAAGAGAGAAATATGTTCATCCGATACATATTTAATGTTTTTGCTTACATATTGTCTTACTAAAATACTATCATTTTGAACTTTATTTGCAATGTGAACTATTTGTAATTGTTTATGTTTGTAAGAAAAAACAGGCGTTGTTACAAAACATTCAGGGCATTTGTTTGGAACATTGAAATATTTAATTAATAATTCTTTCGTCTTCTGTATAGATACCATAGGACAATTCAAAATAATTGTTGTATTTTGTAACAGGTAGTTTTTGCGTACAAAGTTTTGTACTCTTGTAACGTCATAATGTTTTAAACTTTTGATATGTTCCTTCGTATCCATTTGATAAGCATATTTTTTGTACATAAAATTCCATATTTTTTCATCAAATTTCCATTTACTGTCTGACATTTGCATTCGCAATTCTTGCGAAACTGCATTCTTTTCTTGTTGCATAATATCCTTTTCAATTTTCATTTCTTTGATGACACTAGAAAGTATATCCATATAAAATTCAACATCATCATATAATCCTTTAATAAAATATCTCGTTTGATATAAATCAACAGATGCATTTGAAACCGCACCTCTGCTTCTGAGTTCTTTTTCTAGTTCTTGGCGATTTGGAAATTTCTTTGATAAAAATCTTGCAAATAAATGTTCTGTATAATGTGCCAATTCTACTTCTTTCGGTTGTTCATTTGCGTATCCATATGCTATGTTGATTGATATTTCAGTCAATGACGAATTGGTCGGAAGCACGAGACACGTTAAACCATTATCTAATTTTAAAACTACTTTCTTTGTATTATCCAACATTTCTATTCTCTTAATACACTTTTATATTTTTCAACCATATAAAAATAGTACATGTATGAAGATTTTTCAAAAATAAATAAACATTTAAATTAATTATCAAAATAATCAAGAAATGTACTATTTTTAATAAACATTTGATCAAAATAATTATAATTTTGGAAAAAAATGACACAATGATTGGTATCATTTTCATATAAAATATGTCTTCTTATTGCAAAACACAAGAAATTGTAACAGCATTTGTTGAAATTATTGATATTGATAAAAACTACGAACTAAAAGATTATAAAAGAATCATTTCTGAAATTTTCAATAATATTGAAACCAACAAGAAAACGTCACCACCTGTTATTATTGAAGATGAAGAAAGTGAAGACGAAGACAAACCAAAGCGCAGAGGACGTCCACCCAATAAGAAGAAATTGGACAAGAATGGAAACGAAAAAGTTAAGAGACCCCCTTCTGTGTATAACATCTTTGTTCAACATAAGATCAAAGAATTGAAGATATTGAATAATCAAGACACAAAAGATCTTATGGTAATTGCTGCTGCAGAATGGAAAAAACTTACAAAAGAAGAGAAAGATGACTTCAAACAAAAAATGTGTTAAGAGTAAATTAAAAAAAGTTAATTAAAAATAATATTTTTTATGTTTAAACCTAAAAATAAAAAAAATGAATCACAGTTATCAAAACTGATTGTCGGATATATCCATATGTCTTCTGTTAACAATAACCACAAGCGTGAGATGCGTGAGAAAATTATCAAACAACAATGTGTTCAGCGCAATTTGCGTCAAAAAAGAAGAGAGTATCATCGCAATCTCGAACAGTATAACCAGCAAAATAAAAAAATGGACATTTCTCAACAAGAGAACACATGTCAGAATGAGGCACATGACGAGTTTTATACTTGTCTTGAAAAAATGTTCATTCATGAAAAAAAACACTTTATTATGTTGAACAGAATTGTTGTATGGATTATTTATACGATTTCTCAAATCTTTCTCACTATGACAAATATTCTTGATGCAGTTATGGATACTTTTATTGAAAATGTTTTCTGTAGTATTATTCTACTAGTATTTTCATACGCATATACTCATCCTGTTTCAACGAATGCTATTATAGATAACATCAATATTCCATTGTATATTCAATATATTCACAAGGACTTGCTATGCTATATCTAAAACAATTTCATTGTGTTTTGATTTGATTAACTATATTTAACCATATTTTGGACTTGATTGCATTTATATGAATATTATTGAAAAGAATGAATAAATTATATAATAGTACAGTATCAATTTGAATCTTTTTCGTTGTAAAACATTTGAAACAAAAACTTTCTTCGAAATCATTCCTGGTTTTATAAAGTTCAAAACATTTTTCCCAAATACTTTCATTAAAATCGTTAAAATTTATTTTTTTCAACTTATTTTTGTATTCTTCCATAACCTTTTCGTATATTTCTGGTCCATAATTCATAAACAAATCATGTTGTAACATGAATATTTCCTCATTATGAATATTGACAAGTCTATTTCTCAAAGTTTTGTCTATACTATTATCACCTATACTGCTGTAGTCACTTCTATAATCATCCAATGACGAAGATAAACTATTATCAAACATATTATATTCATGATTCGATAAATTTTTATATATTATAAAATAAAAAATGATTTTTAATTTCAACTTTAAACAATATGCCAAGTATCTCTCTGAAATCTGTTGACGAAAATTGTCATAATGTAATGTTTTATATTTCTGATGTTTTGTCACTTAAAGATTCAGACTATTTTGGTTACAAACATATCAGTGAAATAGAATATAAAGAAAAAAGTATTAATATTCATTTAACATTACCAAAAAACGGCACATATTTCATCAATTATCCAGAAAATCAAACAACAAATAAATTTAAAATTGTTATTTCAAATTTGATCGTTGACAATAAAACGGTTATTATTAACACAGAAAGAAAACCTTTTCAAATTGTTAGAATTGTAGAAATATTTGATGATCAATTTGATAATAATTCTCAAATTTTAGAGTTTATAGAAAAATGTCATATTGCGAAAAAAACCAAAATAGATAATGTATTGAATAACAAAGACAACAAAATATGTATCAAAAATTTTAATGGATATTGTTGGGAGGTCATGTCAGTTGTTCCAAAAAGAAAGAAAGAAACGTTGTTTTTGAAAGAAAGTCAAATGGAAAATATAAATCGCATTATAAGTGATTTCATTTCAAAAGATACTTACTGCGAATATGTTGAAAATGGTATACCATATAAGTGCAATATTCTATTACATGGTAGTCCTGGTGTTGGTAAAACAAGTCTTATTCATTATATTGCTTCAGAATACAACATAGACGTATCAACATTGAGTGTAAATTCTGAACTCAAGGAATCAGAATTTATTCAAGCATTCAGAACAATAGATAAAAACAATAAAAGTGGATTGTCTATGTTGATTATAGAGGATATTGATTGTATTTTCTCAAATAGAAAAGAGAACGATTCATTGCGGAATAATCTTACTCTTCAAGGTATACTCAATACTTTAGATGGTTTTGGTTCGAAGGAAGGACTCATTGTCATTATAACAACCAATAAACCAGATGTGCTTGATGATGCATTTGTTCGTTCTAGAAGAATAGATCATAAAATTGAACTTTCATATTTGAATAGATATCAAGCATTTAATATGTTTCAACATTTCTTCAAAGACAGAATTGAATTCTTTGAAACCATATGGACACAAGTCAAAAACTTTCAAATTCAACCTTCATCTTTTCACCAGTTTGTCTTTGAAAATAGAAAAGAAACTGATGTCAAAAATATAAAAATACAAGATTTTGTAAAATCTCTCAAATCAAATAATAAAGACTCTATGTATATTTAACGATTCCTTTCGCCAAATTCTATTTTTGAACTTTTTGTGTTTTCGTTATATTGAATAGATGCGACAATATCCACATTGTCTTTAATTATATCAATATGAGAAACAATAATAATACTATTGAATATTTTTAACAAACTTTGAATAAACGACGGAACTATCGAAAGATTTAATTTGTCACATGCTGTAAAACCTTCGTCAAAGAATAATTGTGAACATCGTCTATTCCCAAATAAACTCATGCGCAAAGCAAGAGAAATAACGAAATGTTGAAATCCAGATGCTTGATTTACAGATACGACTTGATTTGCTTCTTCATCTTTGGTTTTGATCAACCAGTTAATATGTATGATATCTTTCATCTCGGTTAACACATATCCAATTTCAAACTTCTTTGTATCTTGATGACAAAGTTGTTCAATGTATGTATTGGTTTTTTCTGTTAATTTCTTTAATATAATATTTTGATAAATATCCTTTCGATAAAGTTTGAATTTTTCAATGAGTATTTCCATTACATTGATAATACCATTGATGTCATCGAGAGATTTTTTCAACAAATGATGATTATTTTCATTAGTCTCGTGAACGGAACAAATTGTCTTATATCTTGTAATTTCTTCAGAGCATTTTCGTATTTCGCCTTCGACATGTTTTAATTCCGATGATATTTCTCTTTTTCTCAAGATTTTCAATTTAGTTGTTTTAAATTTTGATCTTTCATATATTTTTTTCTTGCGTTCGATACATTCCTTTTCATGAAATAATGAAGCAATGTATTTTTTATTATCATTTTGCCATGTATTGTACAATTCTTTCAATTCTTGCAATTTCTCTTGTCGCGGTTTGTATTCAATATACTGTGATAACTTATGAATATTCTCTTCAATCATACATTTGTTTCTCTTTTTTTCCTGATATTGCTTATACCAGACTTCGTATTGATTTGTATATTCGTAATATTTATAACAATTTAATAGATGAATACTTTGATTATAAAATATTTCAACGAATTTTGAATATTTATGTAAATCTTCTTCAAATAATGATATTTTCTTTACATATTCTGTCCTTACAACTTGATTGTCTTTCAAAGTTTTTTCAAAATAATGTTTCTGATCTAAGAAATTTTTATATCGTTTATATTTCAAACCAGCATTCCTATTATATAATGTTAAATAATCAATCTCGTTTTTGTTAAAGAAATCATCAATTCTTTGTTCCAATGTTTGTTTCTGTTTCTGTATATCGATCATTCTTATCACCCATGGTTGCTTACAACAGTATTTACAATTTGGATCATATTCGCATGTATTTTGTAGTTCTTTCAGTTCTATTCCCAATTGTTTTGATTGTTGACTATATCCAAATATTTCATCAAGTTTAGTACAATACGAATCTAGCAAAATACTGTTTTTGTTAATTTCAATTGATATATCATCGTCATGAACATATTCCTCAATATGCACATACTCTTCTTCATCAACATTTTCTAATTTTGTTCGTGTTTGGTAAATTATTTCAATATCATTCTCAATTTCATCAATTTGAATTTTTGTTTTTGCGATTTCTTCATTTAATTCAATAATCTTTTCTTTTGACACAATGAAATCATCTAACGAATGATATGGAAAATCTACACATTCGTTATCACAAATATTGATTTGTTGACATAATAGAATAAATTCGTCAATATTGTTGTAATATTTATTTATCATATGCAATATATTCTCCTCATAATTGTTTGGTTTTGCTACTATAAATGGTTTGAATTTTTCAAAATCATCTAATTTCTTCAAACAGTCACCAAAGTCTTTGTTGTTTTGTTTCAATATATCAGTTACTTCTTGATCTGTATATTTTGCTAACATATGGAATTCGTCAGAATCATATTTTGACAACACATCTTCTTCGATTTCGATTACGGATAAATCACATGGTTTTTGTGGAGCGATAAGATCAGGACCATTATATTCGCTATCATATTTTTGTTCATTCCTAAGAATATATTCTAATTCGTGAAAACGCTTTTGAATAACAGCATATTCTTGATCAGTAATACAATCGTGTTCTTCGGTATCTTCTTCAATCGTTTCTGTGAAATTTTCATCATTGACATCAACTGCAATAGAATTATTTTCATATTCTAGCATTTCTTTTTGTTTTTGTAATATTGATAAATGCTTTTCCGCATCATCTGGTTTGGATATTTTAACATCATTGTAAAGACGCGCATAAACTTGTTCTTTACTTTCAATAATCTTTCTGAAATCCTTGTATTTATTCATTGAACTTTTGAATAATGTATACAAGTTATACACATAATCTATATTTGTTGCCTTATCAATGATTGAAATACAATCTTTGTAATTCATTCTCAACAAATCGAAATCAACATTTTGAGTTATCATAGACGATGATAAGAATTCTTCAAGAGTTCCAAACAATATTTTTATAGTTTCTGTGCAAGAATTATCCTTTTTATATATTTCATATTTGTCTCCATTTTTCTTATAAAGTTTAATATCACTTTTAATTAGCGTATTTTTACCATTTTGTTTTCCAAATGATCTATGAATGCGATAATCTATTCCATTTGATAAAATATCAATGACAGTATATGCTTTTTTATGTCTATAATTTATTATTCCATTTGAAATAACACTTTGTTTGCAAGTTGTTATATCTCCCCATATTGATAATGTTATAATATCATATATAGCAGATTTACCCGTTCCATTGTTACCATTTATCATAAACGAATTACATTCAGCTTCATCAAAATTGATATAATTATGATTCTCGTAACAGTATAGATTTTCCCATTCTAAGAACTTAACTCGAAATGGTGTTCGAATATTGTTTACATCGTCGCTTTTTGAACAATTTGAGATAAATACTGTCAATTCTTTATTCTTCTTGTAACACTCGTCGTGTAATTCAGTTGGATATTTTTCAACATCAAATAACAGTTTTTCATTGTTTTGAACAATTTCGGATAAAAGCGAATGTTGATCTTTCGTCAGATGGTTTTGAAAATGTTCAATCAAAATATTCTTATTTATCACAATACTCTCCTCTAAAATTTCAGAAGAAGGTGTGTAATTTTGAAGTTTTGCCAGAGAAGTTGGTATTTTATTACTAATAATGTTGGCAGTTATACCATAGGTAGACATCATTTTGAATAGATTTGAAAAGTTTATAGAAGAGTACACTTTGATATCCACAGATTTTGGAAACATGTCAATATTTTTTGAAATGATTTCTTCAAGAGAAATATATTTACCTCTTTTTCTTATCATAATCACATTATTTTCTTCTTTGATGTTAATATAACCGTGATCATTGTATACATCAATTTCCTTTATTTTCTTTGCATTTAAGTCCCAAATCATGTAACCATGATTTATAATGTCTTCGCCGTAGTTCTGTTGTACAAGAGACCCAGAATATCCCCATAGAGTTTTTTTATCGTATAAACCTTTTTGACGCAAGTGAATATCTCCAAGAATTGCACAATCAAACCCTTTAATCCATTCAAATGGATAAGGTTTGAATTCTTGCGAAACCTCTTGTCCGTTATATAATTTTACATGTGCAAATGTTCCATGAAATAAAGCAATCTTATGTTTGGTTGAGTGCGATTCAAGTGATGGAAAAACTGGTAGATTTTCAATACGCCCACATGTTTTATAGAAATCAAGAGTATCATCAATACTCATATAAGAAAACCCAACATTGTCTATCGTAAAACTTGTTGTTTTGTCTAATATCATCAAGTTATCTATAGGTAATGTTGAAGACACAAGAGATGGTTGTTCAATCTCGTTTTGGTTTCGGTCATGATTACCGTGAAATATTATAGTTTTTCCTATATTCACGAGTCCTTCGATAAATTTTCTATATAACATTAAACCATAGTTTCCAACAATATTCTTGTTATGAAAAATATCACCAGAGACTATTATAATAAAATCTTCAGGTAGGATATTCAATTCCTTTATTTGACATCGAATTGAAACAAACAATCTGTCGAATACATTACTGTATTCGTCGTATCTACAGAACTTACGATCACCGTGTCGAATATGAATATCCGAAACATGAAAGATGTAATTCAACATATGAACCTGAATACAAAAAAAATACATCATTTTTTAATATTTCTTCTTGATTTACATCAAAAACTGCAAAATAGTGACAAAATAAGCGAACACAATATTATTCAAAGTGTAAATATATAACTGTTTAGATGTCGCCAAAGAAAATTCCACGTAATCATATTTGAAATGTGTGCAGGATTTTTCAAGATTTTTGTCTTGATTTTCAGTTGCATAAAAATTGAAACAGGTTTTTTTTTCATTTGAAATATTGCTATATTTTTGAATGTAGTCATAACTCGACAACAAGTTTATGGTATAAATTAGAACTACAATGTTGAAGATATAAGAAGATTTCATAATATATTATTGTTGAATCACATTAGAATCAATTTTTTATTTAATGAGGTCAATAATAAACAAACACACGTATTTATTGAATAAAAGAAAATCAAGCAAAGATATTTTGAACATATGGAATAATTTCAAAATTTTATATAATAATTTTAAAAATATTTTTGAAAAATAATTTAATTGTTATGAATAGATATAATGAATAAAACAATTTTCATTCTTTTAATAATACTGAGTATTATTCTTGTTTCAATTTTGGCATATCTTATTTATGATTATGTGAATTATAAACAAAATGTAGATATTGCTTTTGGAGCAACAATCGATCAGGTAAATACTCAATTCAAGAAATCAAATAAAAATATAAAAATTCATAACAAATCAATAAACCAAGATTTCTCAAATTCAAAAAATTCGTATAACATTCAACAGTATAAACACTCATTAAATAACTTTTTTGAGTTTGGACAAGATAACCTTGATCTCAAAACACATATCAAATTGAACAATGGTTTGGATATGATAACTTCGAATGCTAATGATTTGAATATATGCAATAACAGAGACGAATGTATACGGTTTCGGTCTGATCAACAAAAATTCAGTATTATACCAAATAATGTGAGAATGATGACAATATATGCCGAGAATGAAACACCACTTGCCGTTTTTGATATGTCTGTGAAAGGAATATACTTAGGTGGTACAAATGAGTCTACGTCTCCTTTATATGTGAAAGATGACGAAGTTTTCATAAATCAAATGAATGCCAAAGACGTTTCTTCTACTCTTGATTATATAGACACTTTACCACCATAAAAAATATGACAAAATAGTATGAAAGTACCATTGAAATATGTTCCAAAACAGTTAAATGAAAAAGATAAGAAAAAACAAGTAAAAATGTTAAAGAAGTCTAAAAAACTTTATTCGGAAAAAGAATATTATCAACGAAAACCCGTTAAGTCTTTTGTTTCTAAACCATCAAAACATGTACAAAAAGCAAAAAAAATGTATCAAGTAAACAATATCATACCTGATAAAAAACTCGCTAAAGCAACGGGGTGTTCGATCAAAGCAATGAATAAAATTGTTAAAAAAGGTCAAGGAGCATATTATTCTTCAGGTTCTAGACCGAATCAAACAGCGCATTCTTGGGGAATAGCACGATTGGCAAGCGCAATTACAAGTGGAAATGCTGCGATTATTGACTATCACATTATCAAGAAAGGATGTGATCATAAAAAGAAGGCATTCAAACTTGCAGAGAATGCTATCGAGAAACGTTTGAGAAAATCTCCAAAAATTAAAATTTAATATTGTTTTTTCTCTTGTATCTTAGTAATTTTACAGGAACTTTATCACAGTCGGTTCTTCTCAATTTTCCACCACCATTGGACTGTGACGATAGAGAAGAAACTGATACAACTGACGAAGATGTGCTTCGAGATTTAGCGGTGTCAAATTTTTCTACAGATGAATTTTTCACATTTTCTTTACGTACAATGTCATAAAGTTCTTTCATAGATATGCGAGTGTATGGATTTGTTTCTATACATTTTTGGTATAAAGTGTCAACAAATTCCTTTTCGGATTGATGAGTATAAATTATTTTTTTGTTGAATGCAACTAAAATATATGCAATTGAAAAAACATCTGCTTTCAATGCCAAGTCTTGGTTAAATACTTTTTTGAACAATTCTTGCTTTTTGATTTTTTTGAATGTAAGAAGAAACTCATCTATCCCTGTTTTATATTTTCTGAACAAAGAATCATTGTTGGATACAAATGATTGATTGAAAATCTTTTCAAGTCCATCATCATCTATCTTTCCATATTTCATCATAGTATATGAAATATAAAACTCGGGAGGATAAAATGGATATTCGAGATAACGAAGAATGTGTTTATTATCAGATGTAAATAATTCATTTGCTTTTGTCATAAGACCAAAATCAATGAGAGATATTTTATCTTTAGATATCAGTACATTCGCTGGTTTAATATCCAAATGTACAAAATTTTGCGAGTGTAACTTCACCATACCTTTCAAAAATACTTCGAACTTTGATAGGAAATCGCTATATAACAACGAATATTCCTTGTCGACTCTTGTTCCTCCGTTTTCAAGAATTATTTGGTGATAAAATTTGGTTTTTTTATTCTTTTTTGTCAAACAATCAACCAAATCATGATCCCGAATATTTTCTTTGTTTACAATCATTGCGCCTTTGAATTCTGTTGTAAATTCATTATCTGGATCAATTTGTTGAACTTTTTTCAATAAATCAAGTTCAATTTGAAACTGTTCAAGTCCATGTTTGTATAATTTACCTATATCAGACTGTTTAGGATTATTATACGGAACGATAACTTGGGATATATTTTTATCACCAAAAACTGGTGGATTGATAACACAACCATATGTCCCGCTGTCAATAAGATTGTATTTCTTAATATTTTTGACAATTGAAGAATTGTCTGTTTTTGTTTTCTTGGAACGTCTTTGTGTACCTAAACTTTTACATCCTTTGGCGTGTTCCCATTGACAAAACAAAGGGTATGTTGAACAATTTTCTTTCTTTAACTTCGCACAACTAACCATTATTCTATAAGATACATACATATATAAATTGAATTCATCAATTATTGTGTTTTCATTATCTTATTATATATTATATGAATGTTTGTATATATGCAATATTGAAAACAAAAACAAAGACCAAAAATAAAGATGTTGAAAAAATTCAAAAAGTTACATTTGATAAGATTTTCTCGATGTAAACATCGAAGTTGGACGATCGTCGCACATTATTTTTGTTTCAAATTTCTATATTTTTAAATGTGCTTTTTGTACTCGTCTTTTGAAATTCTTACTTTTTTATCACCATGGACCTTATAACAGTATCCAGATTTATGTTTGATGTAATTTGTTTTCACATATTTTACATGGTCTTTTTTTGAACCAGGAACAACTCTTTTTGTTTTATTGGTATTTTGATCTTTCAAATAATTTGTATATTCATTAACTGTCATAAAACTTCCATTGTGTTTTACGTACTTTTTTCTATCCTTTGGGAATTTATATAATTTTTTTAGTTTTCCAAGAACGTTTGTATACAAAGATTGAGATTTTTTCCCTCCTAATTGGAAATCAATATTGTAATTGTTTGCAAATGTTACGAAATCTGTTATGATAGTCGATATATCTTCATCTGTTACTTTCGTAAAATTTGTTATGATTTTGGGAGTTATAAACTTAATATAATTCAATAAAACTTCATCAGGAATAGGTTGTTGACTTTTCAAATAAGTTTGTGAATCATTTTTCAACAATTTATAAAAATCTCCTACATTCGCTCCTTTCGAAGTCATATGACAAAACTTATCTTTCATCCAACTGTCACAATTATCGTTGACAACATCCAATAACAATTTATATGAGTTATTAAATGTACTACTGTCTTCTGTAGTTAATTTTGTCAAGTCTTTTGTAATAGTAGGTATTGCCAACATTAATAATAAGATACCTTTAAGTTTTTCATCTGTTATAACTCCGAACTTGCTGGGAATATTTTTATAACTTTTGTATTTTTCAAAAATAGTATCTATTAATTCATTGTAAATTGTATTAAATTTGCTAAATATGTCTTCCTGTTGATATTCTAAATCATCAATTTCTTGTATTTGATCTTGATGAGATGTGTATTGTGGTATTGATTGTATTGGTGATATTGGTGATAGTAATGATGATTGTGTAGTATTGCGACGAGGTAGCGGTGTGGGTGGTACAGTATTACGGCGAGGTGGTGGTGTAGGTGGTAACATTGGTTTGGGTACAGTAGTTCGTCTTGGTAAAGATGGTTGGTAATTGTCTTGAACTATTTGTTGTGCATCTTGTCTGCTTAAAGATATGGGACAAGAATCCATATTTAGATTTTTACACATTTCTTGTTTTTGGTAATTATCATTGCTATTAAAAATATTTAATAAAGAAGATACCATATTTTCTGTATTATTTTGAAGATCATTCACAAAATTGTTTGTATTTGTTTGAATTTCTTCCAGAATTTGCCCCCCTTTTGTTGTTTTCTGTCTTTGGTTACTGTTTCGTTTCTGTATTTTGACTTTATCCTTTTCTTTCAATTTGTCTCCTTTTTTTATATTCCCCATCTACAAAATAAAACGAAAAAAGAATTAATTATTGTAACTTTGAATTTTTGACCAAATCTTTAATTTTTTTGAGAACATCGTTGTATTTTTGATTATCTGATTTATCATAAACAATGAAAAGTTTGTTCTTTATAAATTTATATTTTTCTTCGTCTTGAATAACATTGGATAGTTTCAATTCATTATCTTCACAATACAGAAGAAGTACTTCAGAATTGTCATGAATAAGTTTAGATGAAAGTGAAATTATATCTTTCTCTTTCCATAAATTGTTTTCTAACACTTTACATTTATTTTCATTGGTAAAAGTAATATTGTTATTTTCAGGAAATTCTTTATCAAAATGCTTCTTTTCTATATATAATGGTATAGTATTCATTCCGCTTGTAAGCATTTTTACAATATCATCATGTGATATATGATCTATTCTTTCTGATCCAAAGTTATTTATAAATAGATTGTTTGTTATTGAACCAATATTATTTGTTGTGTTGTTAATATTTTGTATATTTTGTATATTTGGTATTCTTGAGTGAATGATACTCCGTGCTTTACATGTGTTTCTTTTCACATGATGACATTTTGCAGATTTTGAAGGAAATGTTTTCATACATTTTGGACACGTAAGTTCGTCAATTCCTTTACAGTTTGATTCATGATTTGATAAATGTTTTTTTGTTTTATATTTTTTATTGCATTTATAACATTGTAATACCCTTTGTTCAGAAACTTCAACCTTTTGTTCAGAAACTTCAACCTTTTGTTCAGAAACTTCAACCTTTTGTTCAGAAACTTCAACCTTTTGTTCATTTCCTATTTTTTCTAATTTTACAATTTCTTCTTTATGTTTGTTATTATTGTGTCGTAAAAAATTGTATTTTCTTTCTGTAAAATAATTACAAAACGAGCAATTATAAATCATTCAAAATATGTTCTGCTCTGTCTATATATATTATGGTAATATATTTTTTACTTTATATACTCGCTACTCACACCAAAAATTGCTCATTTTAGACCCTCTCTCCCCCTTCGTGTTTATAAAACTTCCAAAAATCGCCATTCTTTTTTGTATTTGAAAAAATAAAAATTATGATATAAGTTTTATGAACATTTATAACAACCTCCTACCAATGCCATACGATATACATTGCTTCCATTCGTATATTCGTCTTCGTTAGTAATTGTTCCATCCAGTTTGATATATTTCATTTCATATTCATAATCGTATATGATATTACCATCGATATCTAATCGATTTTCATAAATATATTCTCCATTTTCATCACGAGGATAAATAGTATCATTTGATGTTTGTACTGTTTCGACAACAGTTGTGTATTCAATTGACAAATTTGAGGTGATGACACATTCGATGTCGTAATTGGATGCAAAAGAAGATATATTTGATGTAATAGTGCATTCTGCTTCATAATTAGATGTATGAAGTATGTTGGAAGTTGTTGTATATTCTACGTCACAATTAGATGATTGTAAAACTTTCACAGGAATGAGACCAGGATTGAAATCACAATCCATTGTAATCTTAGCAACCGTGCAACTACGAAGTAAGTCATCGTCCTGTTTCATTCCAATTCCAGGTATAAGACTTGATGAAA